TCGACGCGATGAAGGCCCGCCTCGCCAAGCTCGAGGCGACCCCCGCGCCGGCACCCCCCGCGCCGGCACCCGCACCCGCGCCGACCCCCGTCGTGCCCGCCATCGTGCCCGCCCCTGTACCGGCCCCCACACCCACCACACCCCCCGTGGTGGCCCCCGTACCGACCACCGGCGAGGTCATCCTCACCCACGGTTACCAGATGCCGAGGGCACTCGCCGAGGGCCACATCGGACTCAGGCCCGGAGTGGCACTCACCAACGTTGGGACAAGCTGGACCCCCGTCGCGAACACGACTTACGAGAACCTCCTCATCCCCAAGGCGTTCGACACCGGCAACACTCCCGGCGTGACTCTCATCAACTGCCACATTCGCAACAATGGCGGTTACCGGGTCATTGGCAACGGGCAGGGCGGCGTCACCCCGAAGGGCACACTCACCCTCAAGCGTTGCTTGATCGACGGCAACGGTGGCGCCGACGCTGGCATCGCCGGGTCGAACATCCGGGTCGAGCGGAGCGTATTCCGCGGTTGCCTGAAAGACATGCACATCAACGACGACATCGTCGTGATCGAATGCCTGATGAACAATCACCCGGCCATCCCGGCAAGCTCGACCACCCACGCCGAGTGCATCCTCCGCACGAGTGGGAAGAACCTCACCGTTCAACGCTGCTACATGGTGTACGCCGCCGCCGACCAGGTCAGCGCCGCGATCGCCGTCTACAACCAGCCGGACTGTGACACCTTCATCCTCGAGGACTCGTTCGTGTCCGGTGGCGGGTATGCCGTCTATGGCGGCGGGGCAACGAACACGAGGAACGTGAAGATTCGCCGGAACATCTTCTCGCGCGAACAGGGTCGATACAGCGGATGGGCTGGCCCGATGGACTTCTCCGGCGCAGGAACCCCAGGGTTCGAGTTCGTCGGCAACGTGTGGGGTCCAAAGGGCCCGGAGAACACGGCCGCGGACCCGGCGCCAGGCACACCGATCAACTACTAGGCACACTGACCTCTACCGGAGGCACACCATGAGACGTGCATGTGGATGTGGGACCGAGTTCGTCATCGTCCGCAAGGCGTTGAGCTGCTCCCACTGTGACCGTCCATGCACTGTTGGCCCGCCCAAGTGTGGGCTGTGCCGGATCGCGCAACTCGCCGCACGGGCGCAACGGTGACGTTCCTCGCAACCCTCGCCGCGATATGTGCAGCGCAAGGGCACACATGGTCAGCGTGCCCATGCTGCGCCACCCACTGCACACGCTGCGAATACCGGGACCTCGACTGATGGGCGCCCAATGGATCCGCGTCCCCCACGGATACGCCGCCTACATCTACAAGGTGCCCGAAGCTGTGGAATCCGAACCGGTCGCCGACTGGATGGACGAACACGCACAACTCCTCACGCAACCCAAAGGCTGAACCAATGGGGGCCGAGTCACTCAACTACCGGCGGGGGCGAGGCGGGCGCCCCTTCGAACGCCTCAAGGCCAGGGTGTATAGCACCGAGACACACTGTTGCATCTGCGGTAACGAGGTAGACAAGACACTCCCGTACCGTGACCCGCGCACTGGCACGGTGAACAGGTGGGCGAAGTCCATCGAACACCCGACCGAGCTCGACGCCGGCGGTCACCCATACGACGGCCACCTCGCCCACCTCACCTGCAACTCGAGCAAGGGCGCCCAGTACGGCAACACCAAACGAGCCGGCACCACCGTGACGACTGAACTCACAACCTCCGACGACCTCGACTGACTAGGGCACCCCCTCACACCGAACGGTGCAACAACACCCCAAAACAACTGATTCCGCACAATTCGGACACAAATACAGCGGAAAGCCGCCGTTTTTTTTACACCACCCCAAAACGGTAGACCTCGCTCTCTTCCTTTTTCTCTCTCTCCTAGGTTCTGATGGGGGTGTACGGCGATGGCTGCAGAGGCGCGTCACGGTACAACGACCCGTTACCGGAAGGGGTGTAAGTGTGATCGGTGTCGGTCGGCGAATACTCGGGCTAAGAGTTTGCAGCGGGCGCGGTCGAAGCAGCGGGGCCTGTCTCCGGTTCTGAGTCTTGTGTCGGGCATACCGGTCAGCAGTACATCGGACACCATTCCGGAGTCGCCGGCGAGGAAGCCGTTGCCGGCGTGGGCGGTCACTGAGCGTGCTGTGCGGGGCGACCTCGAGGCGTTGCCGGCGGATACCCCGTTCCTCGATTCTCTGGCCGCTATCGCCCTCGCGTTGGCGCGGGAGATCGACGACGCGGAGGGGAAGACCTCGCGGGCGGGCGCGGCTAAGCAGCTGACCGAGGTCATTCGTGAGTTGAAACAGAGGGCGGGTGGTGGTGATTCCTTCGCCGATCTCCTCGCGCTACTTGGGACACCCCTTGTATCTGCCAGCGACCCCACGGTTCATGACGCCCCGAAATCTGGGAAACGCGACGCACGGCCCGAGGGTTGATGCGTTCAGTCGTGCACTGAAGCAGCCGTTCATGCCGTGGCAGCGGGAGGCCGCTGATCTGTTCGGCGAGGTTGACCCGGTGACGGGCGCCCTGGTGTATGCGAAGTGTGTGACGTTGGTTCCGCGCCAGTCGGGGAAGACGACGGAGGGGTTAGCGCAGAAGGTTTATCGGGCGTGGGCGTGGGATGGTCCGCAAGAGATTCTGTATACGGCGCAACGTTTCAAGGATGCGCGCCGCCGGTGGCAGAAGCACGAGCTCGCGCTGCGGGCCACCCCATTTGCGGGGCGGTACAAGCTGCGGGAGGCGCAGGGTAGTGAGGCGATCACCTGGGCGAACGGGTCCGAGTGGCGCCCGGGTGGTGTTGGGGAGACATCGGGGCACGGTGACACCCTCGACTTGGGGGAGATTGACGAGGCGTTCGCGCAGGTCGATTCGCGCCAGGAACAGTCGATGCGGCCGGCGATGTCGACGAGAAATTCGCCGCAGCTGTTCGTGTTCTCCACGGCCGGCACCGCTCAGTCGATCTACCTGAACCAGCAGATCGCGGAGGGGCGGGAGCGTACCGAGGCGGGCGAGCACGGCAAGGTCGCCTATATCGAATACTCGGCACACCCGGACGATGATCCGGGCGACCCGCGCACTTGGTTTAGGTGTATGCCTGCCCTCGGGTTCACGGTCACTCTCGACTTCATCCAGAACGAGTGGGATGACCGGGTGTCTGATCGGGACTTCGCCCGCGCTTATCTGAACATGACGGACATGGGCGAGACGGGTGCGCAGGTTGTCCCGGCCGATGACTGGAAGTTCACCGCTGACGACTACTCGCGCATTGTCGGGGCTCGCGCGTTCGCCCTCGACGTCACTGTCGATCGGGCGTGGGCGAGTGTCTCGTGGGCGGGTAAGAACGCGGACGGCGATGAGCACTTCGAGGTCATCAAGCATGAACGCGGCACCCATTGGATTGTGCCGTACCTGCGCGACAAGCTGTCGCGGAACCGGACCAACACGATCGCCGTGGTCGCCGGGTCACAGGCGGCGCTCATGGTCGACGAACTCGAAGCCGCCAACATTGATGTGCTCATCCTCGACCGTGCGGATTACGCGGCCGGGTGCGCGCGTCTGTATGACGGGATCCTGCAGCACACCATCCGCCACCTGTCCACAGGTCAGGTGCCCCTCGACATTGCGATCGCGGGTGTCGCGTGGGGGACCGGTGACGCGCGGGTGTGGTCGCGGGTGAAGTCGACCACTGTCATTTCCCCGCTCGTGTCGGTGACCGCTGCGGTGTGGGCGTATACCCTCGCCGCCGCCAACGACTATGCAGTCGAAGACTCAATCGCCTAGGAGGCAACCATGCGTGGAGCTGCTACAACGCTTCTCGAGATCGTCGGCCTCGCCGCGGTTGTGACCGGTGTCGCGCTTATCTTCGTCCCGGCCGCGTTCATCACGGCCGGCCTTGGCGCTGTGCTGTTGTCGTGGAGTCTGAACCGGTGAGCGCCCTGTTTGGGCGTTCGACCCGGTCGGGGCATTCGACCGAACCGGTGCTCCCCGGTCGGGGGCGGAGCGTGTCAGGTCGCGCGGGTGTCACGGCGGATAGTGCGTTCCGCCAGTCGGCGGTGTGGGCTGCGCTACGGCTCCGCGCTGACCTGATCTCGACGCTCCCCATCGACGTGTTCCGCATGGTCGGGGCGGTGCAAATCGAGGTGCCAAAACCTCCGGTTATTGTGGCGCCCTCGGGCAAGCGAATCAGCATGCGCGAGTGGATGTACTCGACCCAGATTGATCTCGACCGGGTGGGGAACTGCTACGGGATTATTAGCGAGACGGACGGGGCGGGCCTCCCGAAGCGCATCGACCTCGTCGCGCACACCGACGTCGCGGTCCTCGTGAGAGACGACGTCGTGTCGTACCGGATCAAGAACGTCACCTACGCGGAAGAGGACATCTGGCACGAGCGCCAGTTCACCCTCCCAGGGTTCGTCATGGGCCTGTCTCCGGTCGCTCACGCGGCGTGGTCGGGTGGCCTGTATACGTCGGCGCAGGCGTTCGCGGAGCGTTGGTTCCAGAACAACGGGGTTACCCCGTCCGGGATCCTCCGCAACCTGACGAAGGTCATCGACCCGCGCGAGGCCGACAAGGTGAAGGACCGCTACAAGTTGGCGATCGAGGGCGGCGACCTGTTCGTCGTCGGCAAGGATTGGGAGTACTCC